GATGGTGTTGCCTGTGGTAGTGAAGTCTGTGATAACTCCAAAACTGCTGGATGTAACAGTACCCTGACTTGGCGCAATCACCTGAGTGATCGGGCTGGTGTAGTACACATAGATGTTGTTACTGCCGCTAGGTGGAGCAGAGGTGAACGTGATGGTGTTGCCACTAACGCTGAATGCACTGCTTGGGTTTTGCGGGACGTTGGAGATGTTGGCCTGCACCTGCGCAACAGAAGCCACTGGGCGTGACAACGTGAATGCAACAGTCGATCCGTTGCCGCTGAAGTAATCAATGGCAGGTGTAAACGCTTGAGTAGTCGAGGTATTTCCGATGAAAGCCATATCAGACCACCGTCAATGCTGAAACCCAGACGTCTGCTGAAGTAGCTGCACTTGCCACAACAGCCAACGCATCAGACGCCTGCAAGATAACCCTGTTCCCTTGGATAGCTTCCAGCGATCCGCCCACCGGCACAGTGGCCGCTTTGACAATGTAGTAATTGACCGCAGACCGCGTGATGTAGACATCAACAGTGATGGGGGAGGTGGAAGTGTTTGCCGCAACCAAGCTGGCAATGGCCAAAGTTCCAGACGAAACTGTCGTCACCGTCGAGCCGCCTGTGCTCACGTTCTTTACTGCATACGATACGTTGGTGTATGTTGCCATGTCTTATCCCATCATGAAAGCGAAGTAGTACGCTTGATCGACTGGCGCTGATGGGTTTGCCACCGATGCCCAGCCCGTACCGTTAGATTGCAATATATTGCCTGAAGACCCGGAAGAAGTTAGTCCTGTGCCGCCGTATGTAGCGCCAATGGCCGTGCCGTTCCAAGTGCCGTTTGTGAGTGTGGTCGCACCAAAGTCTGCGGTGGTTGTGCTGAAGTTGTAGACGCCGGGCAAGAACGCATATCTGCCCCACTCGCCCGCAGCCGTGCTGTTGTCTTCCAAAAAGATATATGCCAAACCGCCTGAAGGGACAACGTCTATTGACCCAGAAGCACTATCTACAACAGTCAAATTACCGGTTGAGTCATTGTCAAAAATAAACGCAATGCCGTTGGGCAGCGTCGTTGCTACTGGTAATTTAAATGTCTGAGCCAGTGTGCCGTTGAGCTTTTGGAAATACCCCGAAGTCGCAGTCAGTGTTGTCGTGCCACCGGCGCTGGCAACTACGGTGTAACCAAGAGACAAGTTGTTGATCGCCACAATGTTGTTGGCGTCGCCGTTGATAGACCTCTCAGATGGGTATGTGACGAACACATCCTTTGTGCCTGCGGAGAAGCTGAGTGCGGAAGGCTGTGTCCCAGAACTGTTTGATAGAACTGTGGTGCGGGTCAGGGTTGTACCTGATGAGGCGTAAGTGCCAATACCAACTTCCCACTCAGACCCTGCTTGTGCAGCAATACAGTAGAACGTGGTGTTGCCGTTACCAATGACGGCAAAAGACTGAAACCCAGTTGAGGCTCCAAGCAGTGTCACTGCTCCCGTACCAGCCGTTGTGGTGGATTCTTTTACACGGTCTGCGAGTACGAGTGCCATATGTATCCTTAATCCGTTTCAACCAAACTCCAGTTGGATGTCTCCGCGTTATTCACCAACGTCCAACTCGCAGATTGAGAATTGTTGACATTTTGCCAGTTTGCGGTTTCGCTGTCATCCACCAATTTCCAATAGACAGGGAACAAAACCCCAGCCTGCCCAGAAGCCTGAACGCCAGACAGCGCTACCGAAATGTTTGTACTAACTGTGCCAACATAGCCATAAGCCACATCCCCAGTTTCCGGCACAACTTGGCTCTGAGTTACCGTGCCAACAGATCCCGCAGCCTGAACGCCGGACAAGGCAACTGAAACAGACTGCGTAACATCGCCAACACTACCGACAGCCGCATCACCCGTGATGACTTCCAGCTTGGTGTAGATAACCGTACCAACCAAGCCTGCGGTCTGCACCCCAGTCAGGGCAAGCTGTGTTTCCCCGCGATCAACAGTTCCGACAGAACCCGCCGCCGAGACCCCGGTCAGGGCAACCGTTATGGTTGAAGTGGGTGTACCAACATATCCGTTGGCATGTACTTCTTGTATCTCAGGGAAATTGGTTTCATCTACACCGCCAACATCCGGCTGGCACTGAACACCAGTAAGCGCGACTGTTACATCGCTCTTACCAAGTGAGGCAAATGGGCTTTGGGTAAATGCGGAGATACCAAACATGGTTTACGGCTTGCACCGCCTCCGCATTAAGTTGTGGCGAATCGCAACAAAGCTGTTGTTGTGGTGTTGGCAGGCATAGTCAAAGTGAACGTGCCAGCCGTGATAGTCTGAGAGCCAAACGTGTGAACGCTCACAGCGCGGTTGCCCTGTGTCGAGTTGTAGATCAGAACAGTGTCAAACGCTGTAGACAACGTCACTGCGGTATAGACCAAGCTTGCAGACGGCGTCCAATACGCCACGCCCGCAGTTGTTGAGGCATTGGTATAGGTTGGAGCAGTCGCGTTTGTCACCGCCACACCACCAGCTGTGTACCCCGCGCCGGACACTTCGCCAGATGTTGAGTATGTGGTGGTGGATGCGTTCAGCGTGGCCGAGGTCAGAAACAGCGCGCCTTTGAAAGTGTCGTTGGTAGGAGAAGTCAAACTACTACGAGAAGTAAGCGTAGGCGCACCAAACTGATGGTAGCCATACATCAACTCACTCATAAATGAGGTGCACATGCTTTGTGTGTTTGCCATGATGTTTCCTTAAAAAGAGGCTGCTTCGCCGCCAGCAAAGACGGGCATTTTCTTCAAAGTCACATGAGCGGAACGGTGGACAAGTTCGCCCTCCAACCAATACTCAACCCATGTGGTTAATTCATTGTCATTATCGACTGTACCTTCTCGCTTTTCAAGCAAGGAATCGTCCATTTCGCCTTTGGTTGTTGTGACTATCATTAAATGATCCTTATACAAGCCGAATAAGTGCCGATGTGCTGGTATCAGCAGGCATCGTTACAGTGAATGTTGAAGTTGATGTCTTGTCGTTGCCAAAATCTAAAACGCAGACTGCGGCACCGGTGGTGTTGTTGTAGATCAATGCCCCGCGAGCAGTGATTGAGCCAGTCCATGATGGAGAAGCAAATGTGACATACACAATACTACCAGCCGATGTCGTGGCAGTGGAGACAGTAGCGGCAATTACTTGCCCAGTAGCCACATAATTCCCGCCCGACGCCTCGCCCGTGGCCGTGTAGCCTGTGGTGGTTTCGTCAAGCGTTGCAGCGTTTGTGTACAGGGCAATCTTGAAGGCGTTGGATGAAAAATTCATCGTGCCATTCATCAACCCAGTACGCAAGGTATTGCAAGAGTAGTTACCGGTAAAAGCCATCAGGTCACCGCCTGTCTATATTGCCCAGACCGGTAAGCATCCTGACGCTCCATACCGTCACCCAGACGTTTGGCCAACGCAAGAGCTTCTTTGTACTTGCCGTCATACAGCGTAATGATGTCTGTCTCACCCTTCATAAAGGTGTATGCCTCAACCAAAGAGCCATACAGCAGCACGGAATCAAAGTTGTCGCCTAACCAAGTTTGACCTGAAGATGCGGTTGTGATTGACTCTGGGTAATAGTAATAGTGCAACTCAACATAATATGTGGTATCGGGTGTTGGGCCGACAATCAGCGACAACTCATTTGAAATAGTTGAACTAATAACTGTTGGGCCAAACAAAGCATAATATTTTGGCACTCCCGTGTCGTTTGGGGTTGGATACGCCTGCCGAATGAAATTCACATCTTTGTTCAGCAAATACTCAAATGTGCCTGTATCCAGATTGCCGCCGGTAACGTTTGTCACCAACGCCAAAGAATACACAGCCAAGAAGTCTGACGGCAAGGAAATGTATTTATTGTTCGTGGTAATCGGTGTGTACTGATTCTTGCGAAGAGATGGAAACTGAACCGTGTTGTAGATGCGCTGCTCAGCCTGCGTGATGAAGGTATTCAACTGAGTCGTTGAGGACACAGTTGCTCCACTCGCAAGATACGTCGCCGGGAACGTGTTCTCGGTGTAGCTCTGGATAGCCGCAATCAACTCGGTGTAGGTCATGCCATTGGGCCTCGGGCCATCAAGCCTTTAGTTGCCGCGCCAGTACCACGAATTTTGATACCAGTTGTTTTGGTAGGAGGGTAGTCCTGACTGCGTGTGTTTGCGACAGACACATTTGCTTTACGCATGGTCTCTTTTGCTGGCTCTTCGCCCACAACAACAGTAGGAACTTTCTTGGGTACTTTGTATGTTGCCATGTTATTTACCTCTGCCAGAGCTACGTTGATTCATTACCTTAGCCATGTTGCGGCCATACTTCAGCATGTCACTGTTGGTTTTGCCACCAGCACGCATGTTTTTAACCGCAGCATCTGGGTGTGCAGATTTCATGCCTTTAGCCATGTGTGCTTTAAGTGCTTTCTTTGCGTCCATCATCGACTCCTTATGTCGTTGTAACCGTTACTGTACCAAGTTCTACTGCTAATACCAAGTTATTTGGTGTTAGAGCAGCGTCAAAAAATGCGGAACCACCAACTGGATTCCAACCCCATTGGAAGATGCGACTGCCTGCCTCAACCGTTCCCGGTCCAGCTATTCCTGTTCCAGTCGGGTTTGTCTGCAACCCATTTGTCCCGGAAAGAATATAACTGCGGTCAGGACGAGGATTCCTCAAAGCCTGTGGATCGTCCACTGGGAACATACCCAACTGCAACTGAGGCTGGTCTGGATCCCAGCATTCTGGGCACACCAACAAATCGTACTTCTTCGTCTTGATGATCTCAGTCTTCAGGACGCTCAACTTGAACCGCTGGTCACATCGGTCACACTGGGCAATCGCGTATTTACCGCTGGCAAACCTATTGCCCATCGTTACCTCCCAATGTAGGTCTGACGGGGCACAAGTCGCAAAGCAGCTTTCTCATGATCTTCGTATGCGGCCATTTCCCATGCCTCGTCATACTGCGCCTTCAACATTGGGAGACGTTCCATACCGGTGGGGATTTTCCCAGCGATGTAGTACGACAGGCCAGCAGCCATACAGGGGATGAATCGGAAAGGAACGTCCATGATATTGACACCGCCACCAGCATCTTGGGTACGACGTAAGCGCCAATATACGAGCTGATACTGCTGTGCATTGTCTGGGGTGGGCCAAACGGTGACCGCTGGAACTTGCTCCCAGTACACAGCAGTGTTATCCGCATGGCTTGCCGCAGTCGTGTTTTGTTGGGCACGGAAGCAGTTATATAGGATATTGCCTGAGATGTATCCGTAGTTGATGATCTCGTTGTCAATCTTCACAAACCCGGCAGCTGGAAGGCCAACCACAGAATCAAGAGTGATCTGAGTAGAACTTGCCGTAATTGCTCCATCTAAAGTCAATCCAGTTGGAGATGTTTGGCCGTTATACCGCTGAATCCAAATCTGGATTGGTCTGGACTGGGTGATCTTGTTGGGAATTGTGGCGTAGGTAGAAACACTGATCCGAGTGATAGTCAGGTCAGCTTGAGTTGCTGATACGTTTGCGCCAGTACGAATGACATGCTCAAGCAGGTCAATGGTATCGTTTGGCAGGGCGTAAGTGTTTTGACCTTGGACGAAGTCAATTGTGCCTTGCTCGATTGTCCACAGGTTGATACCTCGGTTGGCCCAGTCAGCGAACATGATGTTCAAGCTACGACGAGCAGTACGCAGGTCATACCCGGTACGTAGCTCACCACCAGCACGTTCAAACGCCTCCTCGACCAAGTCGGTGAGGTCTAAATTGAAGCCTGACTGTCCAGAGGTAATTGCCATTATTTCGCCATCCGCATGTTGTCAATCAGATTGGGGTACGGTCTGCCAGCAGCTTTGGCGGCGGCTTTCGCTTTGGCTTTCTTCGCGGGAGACAGTTTCTTGTGCTTTTTGGCGGGATTTGGAGTGTCCCAAACTTGACCGCCTTCAGCGTACATGTCCACATCCTGCGGCTTATCCTTGCGATGAATAGTCCGTCTACCCGGCACCTTTGACGGGTTGATTGCGCCCATGCCGCGAGAGGCCATCATCGGATGATCGTCCCACGAGTTTTGCCACGCTGGGCACAGCCATCAGCACGAGAAGATGCAGTCATACCACCGCCAGCGAAGGGCTTGCCCATCTCGGTTTTGGTGGTTGGCGCAGTCTTCATTTTCTGACGCATTTTTTCGTCTTGCACTTCTTGCAGGGCTTCTTTTTCACCCGTAGTCATTGAGTCTTCTTTTGGTTTTTTTACGCCTTTAATCGTGACGTTGTTACCTTCACGGGTTGTGTCAAGACCTTTGTCTTTAAAACCTTTATCGAGTTCGCCCATAAATTGATCCATTGGTGAAGTTGTTGAACCACGAGATTCGCGTTTAATTTCATTTTTGGCTTCGTCTTTTGCCTGTTTTTCTTCGCGATACTTTTTGTCAAAATGATACTTTGCCACAACAGGAAGAGCAGCAATTCCAGCGCCGCTACCAATTACGGTTGCTCCGGCAAGTTTTCCGCCAATTCCACCACCATAGCCGCCGCCCTCAAGCATCTGGTCATCAGTAGGTTTTTTACCAAATTTAGCCATGATTTACCTCAATACATCTTGCATTTGGTTTTGCCGCGAGATGCAATCCCGTCAGCACGGCTGGAAGCAGTCATGCCACCGCTTGCCATCTTCTTGGTCTTGACTGCGCCGCCCTTGCGGAAGTTCTCAGCCATGCCTTTGGGGCCGGCCAGCCAAGCATTGGGGTTCAGTGTCTTGGCTTCCCGTGCAGCTTGGGCCGCTGCTTCTTTTGCAGCCAAGGCTTCTGCTGGACTCATACCTTCTGCGGAACGTCGTGCAGCTTGCGCTGCGTTATAACCGCGTTGGGCTCTACCAGCAGTTGCCAACTCTGCGCCAATTTTTCCAAACCCGCCACCCAAAGGAGCCAAGGCATTCATAGTGTTGGAGACGTTACGGCTCAATTCTGTACCGCTGACACGTTCGCCGCCTGTTGGACCACTTCTGTCTTGTCCGGGGATTTGACTTTCAGGCGCAGGCGCACGACGAGGTGCATAGTTCTTCATACCTTCAGCTGAAGAAGACACAGTGCTTTTACGGCGAGGTACGTAGTTCTTCATTCCTTTTTCGGAAGAAGACACGGTACTAGCGGGAGTCTTGACCGTCTCTGTGACTGAAGTATCACCAGAAGGAGTCTCTTCTTCCTTCATGTTGACGCTAGAGCCGCGACCAACACGCCCAGTCGCCATTGACGTACGACGACCTTCATTGCCGTAGTTGGCGTCTTCAGCCTCTGGAGCCTTCTTCATGTAGTCAGTAATCTGACGACGTGGCTCTTCCCGAGTCTCAGTTGACTCAGGTCGCGCTGCCCGGGTAGGTTTTGAGTCTTTGTCGCGGGTCAACATGTAGCCCAACGCACCGAGAGCTGCCAGTCCTGCTAAATCTTTTGCTCTTGCCATGATTGGCTCCTTTTAGCAGTAAGCTTTGCCGCCCTTTTTCATGCCCAGCGGCTTGGAGCCAGACATCTTGACTTGTGTACCCTTGGTTTTACCCTTGGTGGCAAGACCATCGCGGCTAGGGGCTGCGGTCTTTACTGCGCCCATTTTGGCAGAAGTGATACCGCCATTGGCCATTTTCTTTGTCTTCATCTCAGACTCCTCGTGTTTAATCATTGATGCGGGTGCGCCCTTCTTTTTCATGAAGGACACTTCTTTTTTCATCGTTGCTTTTGACTCGGCCATTTCGCCTCCCTTTGCGAATAATTCGTTCTTACCTTGATTGGTTTTGGGCTTGTTGATCGCCTGTACATCAGCGCGATTCTTTGGACCTTTACCAAACTTCATACCCTTGCTTGCTTCGCTGAAATCTTTGCCCACAGACTGGGGGACTCCGGCTTGTTTCGCGAATGCTGGGTTATGAGCCACAGCATCCATGAATTTCTTTTGTTTAAGGCTTGTTGCTGGCATCATCAACCTTTGGCTTGAATGAGTTGGTCAATTTTTGCTTCAAGGCGGTTAAACCGTTGGTCAATGTGGTCAGTAACTCTTTGCACTTCTGAATTAGTTGCGTAATCACGGGCAATCTCCTCGCGTGTTCGGTTCAATAAAATGCTCAGGCGTGCCAGCTCGTCAAATTTTTCACGAATGAAAAACCACAACGCCCCCATGACGAGGGACAGGCCAGCAGACCAGAGCGTGTTGATGTCCATTAGATCATTGTCCCTTTGGTTTTGCCACGTTGAGCAATACCGTCAGCACGGGCTGATGCAGTCATTCCACCCTTGGCCATACCGCGCGATTCGCGCTTTGTTTGGCTTTCAAGCTCACGATCCAAATTAGCTTCTTCTGATTTAGCGCCCTTATATTGGTTAACTCCACTGCCAATAAAGTCTTTTGCTTCTTTGACGGATTTTGCAAGTCTGTTTCCAGTGTTAGCAAGATGCGATGCGCCAGCACCTATTGGGCCTTTGCCACCGCCGCTATCACCAAATGCTGTTTCCAGACCGACAACAGCGGGAGCCATCGCAGTACCCATAGCCGCTTGTTTCAACCCCTCAGACTTGCGCTTTGAAATGCGTTCTTCTTCTCCAGCAGGGCGAATACTGTCGTACTTGCCGGGTTTGCTCATGCGGCGATTTTCTTTTTCACGATAGTAGGCTTCGGAGTCTTTATCCTCTTCTATGCCCATTTTGCGTTTGTAATCAGCCATTTACACAAACCTACCCTTCGTTTTGCCTTTGGTAGCACAACCATCAGCCTGTGTTACATACCCGCCATCAGCGCAGTTCCAAGCTCTCAAGGACTTGTTAATCCTCGAATCCGGATCGTTTGCGGTCTTGGCGCTCGTAAGCTTCGACTTCATGCCTTTCATACGGGCGCAGAAAGAGTCTCGCCTGCTGCCTCCCTCGGGTTGAGGGGGCTTCAGATTCATCCCTTGCTTCTTGGCAGAGGCGCGTCCTTTGGCGTTCAATCCGCCGTTGGGATTCTTCCCTTCTGAGCGTTGCCATGCGGGCGAATTAGCCATAGAACACCGTGGCAGCAATATTTGCTGGTGTGCCAACAAAGATACCGTCTTTTGCCAAAATGCCTTCACCGGGGACGGTTACTGACACA